TGAATCTGCTCACTGGTTTCGCTTTGCGTGGTCCCGAAATAGCGGTCTACAAGAAACTGCGGATTTCCGATCAGGTTGGCGACAACGCGGGTGAGGACGTCTGAACTGTATAAATCTGCCATGGTTTGCTCCTAGGGGTTGCCCGCCCGAGCGCATGTCGCCGGATCGCGCCGGGGCGGAGGGGTTATCGTTTCGGCGTGTGCTCCCCGCTCTTGTGCGCGGGAGATGACACCGGTTTTTCCGCAGGCTCGGTGCCCGGTGCCGGTTCGTTGGTCCAGACCGCCGGGTTGCCGTATTCGGGATGCTTGTCGCGTTCTTCGGCGGTCAGGTGCGCCGAGGGACTGTCGGAGGGTTTCGGTCCTTCCTTGGCTGTTTCTTCGGTGGCTTCAGCGGCTTTCTTCGATTCGGCCTTGTTCTTTTCGACCTGCTTCTTGGCTTCGTCCTCTTCGGCTTTGGTGGGAGCGGATTTGACGATGGTGCCATCGGTGTACATCACCGATTCGAGAAAGATGCCGGTATCGCGCAGTTGATCGGTGACCAGGGCGTGCGAAAGCGCACCGGGCCAGATCACCGCGTCAGCCTTGAACTTACCGGCGATATAGACATTGGCGGGCACCGTCGCCGAGGTCGCGTCGGTATCGTCGGCGAGGATGCCGTTGCATACCGCCACGGTGGCGGGAATCGTAATCGCGCCGGTCGCGGGATCGACGTTCACGATGGTGCCGCGCTTGACGATGCCGGTGGCGGATGCGATGGTGCCGGGACGCGAGACGATGTCGTCGCCGTCCGAGAGCAGCGCGTAATAGGCATAGCTGGTGCTTGAAAAAGCGGCCTTGCCGAGCGGATTGTAAGTGGATGCCATAGATTCGTCTCCTTTAGCTCGTGTACTTCCGGTCTTTACCGACATGCATCAGCACGCGGGCGGCTTCGGCTTCCACCGAATCGTCCGCGAGGCCGGTGCCCGTGCCGACTTGCGGATTGGGAATGCGCGACATGGCGTCGGCGAATTGATTATTAGAAGCGGCGGTCTGCGCGGGCGCGGCGGCGAGGATCTTACGAGCCGTAGCCGCATCCAGCACCGTATCGAAGGCTAAGGCGCGGGCCAGGGCTTCGCGGCCTTCCGCCTCGGGCGCGGTGAGGATGGCGCGGATGCGCGAGCGTTCCGGTTCCGGGTCCGCCTCAGGCGCGGGCGTGGGTGTCGGCGTGGGTTCCGGCTTGGGCGTGCTGGCGGTGGTGGGGCTTGACAAGCTAGGCGGCGTGGCCGCCGTGCTCGCCGGTAAGGTTGCAGGGTCCATGTTGGATACCTCCTTTGAAGTGGCGGCGGTTGCCGCGAAAAACATTTGTGTCGCCGGTCGATTGAACGAAGCCATGAACGGCTCAAAGCCGCTGATCGAGTCGATCATCCCGGCGTCTCTGGCCTGGGCGGCGGTCATCAGCGACCCGCGCCCGAAATCGCTCTGCACTTTTTCGGACGTGACGCCGCGAAACGCCGCGACCTTCTGGATGAACAGATCGGCCATCGCATCCACCATGGCCTGCAGTTCGCCGCGCCCGGCTTCGGAATCCGGCGCGAGCTGCTTGCGCGGCGATTGCGAGGAGATGAACCGGTAGGTCCGCACGCCCTGGCGCTCCTGCGCCGCCGAGCGATCCGTTATGGACGCGACCACGCCGATGGAGCCGATCAGAGCGGATTCATCCGCCACGATGCGAGTGGCTGCAGAGGACAGCCAATAGGCCGCGCTCGCCCCGGTGCCATCCACAAAAGCGATCACCGGCTTTTGCCGGGCACCTTCGCGAATCTGATCGGCAAAACTGTTGATGCCGTCCACCTCGCCGCCGGGCGAATTGACCTGCAACACGATCTGCTCGACGCGGGAATTGGTGACGGCTTCATTGAAAGCAATCGCCGCCATCTCCACCGAGGTCGCCCCCGAGAGCGCGGTCATCACATTGGCGTAGCGGAAAATGGGTCCGGTGATTTCAAGCACCGCCGTCTGACCGCGCATAGTGACCTGCCCGCCGGTATTTTCAAGCGGCCTGCCAAGCTGCGCCGCCACGGCTTCCAGATCCACATTGCGGTCCTCCACGCGGGCGATCAGTTTTTCCAACCATTCCGGCTGGATGGCCCAGGGGTGGTCATACAGCAGATTCAGCACGCGGAAATAGTTCTTGTGGTTCATGCGGGCACTGGCTCCTGCTGGTCGCTCGGGGCTTGATCGGCGGGAAGCTGCTCTTTCGAGGCCGGGGCCAGAGGCAGCACCGGCAGAGTCAAGCCGAGTTCATCCATGCGCCGGTTTTCGAGCGCCCGCTGCTCCAGCACTTCGTTCCAGTCCAGGCCTTGCTCGGCGCATTCCAGCTCCAAAGTCGAAATCATGCCCTGCATGCGCAACTGCGCGGCCTCGGCCTCTTTCACCGGGTCGATCCAGCCCTTGCCCTGGCCGATCCACTTGGAGCGCGAATAAAAGGCCTGATTCTCGTAAAAATCGGGCGCATCCACCAGACCCGCGTTGACGGCCTCTTCGAGCCACAAGCCGTACACTGGCGCGGCCCAGTAGGAAGCCAGCCAAGTGCGCCGGATGGAAAAAAAGCGCCACGCTTCGAGCAGCGCCGCACGAGCCGACGAATAATTGGTTTTGCTGAAATCCTTCAGGGCCAGTTCATACGGCAAGCCAATAGCAGTACCGATCTGCCGCAGCACGGTTTCGACAAACGAAGGGAACGTGTTGGTGGGCCGGGCCGGGGCGAAGGGCGTGAGCTTGTCGCCGGGATAGAGCGGGATCATCGTTCCGCCCTCTAACTGCACGCGGTATTCGTTCTTGGCCTGCAGGTACGCGCTCGCGTCGCCGCCCATCACGCCCGCGAGCGTGGGGCCGTCCAGCGGCGTCTCGATCACGCCCGCCACCAGGGCGTTCACGATGGCCGATTGCAATTCCGTCCGCTGATAGGAATTCAGCATGCGGAATTGCTCGATCACCGGCGTCAGCAGTGGCCTGCCGCGAGTCTGGCCGACGCGCTCCTTGGAATGCATATGCAGCACGCGCTTCCGGCCCCACGAGGTTTCCGCCTCGATGCGATCCCACTTGGCGTTGATCGCGAGAGCAAAGCCCCACGCGCCGGTCCAGTACGGCGATTGCTGGATGTAATACGCCAGAGGCCTGCCGAAAGTGTCCTTCTCGATGCCGCCGACCAAAGTGGGAGTCGGCAGCATGCCGTAAGGATTCGAGAGCCGGTCGGACTCGATCAGTTGAAAGCAGGTCCGAAAGGGCGTGTCGCTGCGTTCCTGCCACAGTGCCAGCGCCAAGGCCTCGCCATTCTCCAACGCGGAGCGGAAGACGAGCTGCGTCATGGAAGCGAAATTCAGCTCATGCGCCACATCGCACGCCGTCGATTCCGCGTAGGCCTTCCACAACGTCTCGACCGTGCGCGACCAGTCCTCGGCCCACGCGATGTCTTTCCCCAAGGCGCGGTAATCCGGCACCGCGCTCAAGCGCAGACCGTAACCGGCTACGTTGTCCTGCAAGGTCTGCAGCGTTCCGGCGGCTACGCCGTCGTTGCGGTTGAGATCGCGGGCGCGGCCCACCAGCGTGGGCAAATCCGGCAGCAGATCCACATCGGCGGGTAAACGCGCAGGCTGCCACGCCGTAAGCTGCTTGCGGGTCAGCGATGCGCCCGCGTGCGAGGTATCGGGATAGGTGCCGACCTGGGCGTTCAGCATAATCTCGACGGTGGATGTCACTTTTTCGGCTCCCGCTTGACTTCCCAAGTCGCGCCGCACCATACGCACTTCCACTGCTCCACGATGTCGCCGCGCATGTTCTGGCGCGTTTCGATCAGATGTTCCCCATCGGTGTGGTCGCACACCGTTTCGTCTTCGTCTTCTTCCATGTACGTTACGGCCATGCTTCAAAGCTGAAGGGCTTGCGCCCGCTGGTGGAGGTTACGCCATTCTGGGCGTCGCACTGCGCCTGCAACGCATCGATGTACCGCTGCAAATCGCCCACGCTGGTCGCCGCGAATTGCACTCTGCCGAGGCCGGGCGTTTCGATCTCGCTCACGCCCTGCCCGGTCAACAGCAGATTCATTTGCAGCTTGGCGAGCGCCAGGAGCGTGCAGGGATCGGTGGGCGTGGTGGTCTTAATCAGCGCCATTCATTTCCTCCGCGAAGCGATTCCGATCCACACCAAAATCAGAAACAGGGCGAGCACGCAGAGCGGCCCGATGAGGCGTCCCATTCATTCGCCGACCTCTTTCGGCCCGAAGGATTGGAATTGCGGCATGGGCTTGCGTATGAACGGCCCCGTCACCGTTTCCTTGCTCACCGTCAGCGCGGCCTGTAGGTCGTCCCACCGCTCGGGGGTCCAGCTCTCCAGGCGCAAGGTCGCCATGGCGGCCATGGCATATACCCGCGCATCCAGAGCTTCGTTCCTATCGCGGCGTTTTTCCCAGGCCGACTTCTTGTAGCCGCCCGGCCCGGCGCGAGTAACCAACTGCTCGGCGGTCAACTGATCGAAGTACTCTCGGGAGTAACGCGGGAAGTGGCAATAACCCACCGGCCACGGCTCGCCGTTTTCGAGATCCGGCTCGGCGGCCTTGAGCCAGCGGTACAACATCTCCTTGCCGAGCGACACGTTCACCGGCCAGAGCCGCGCCCCATGCCTCAGCCGGTGCCCCTGCGGACCCACCTCGATGAAGCTGGGCGAACCCACCAGGGCGGGCGTATGCGTGTTGCCCTTGATCGCCATGCCGCGCTGCGAGGCCCGTTCGCGCACGAAGTCGTATACACGCATGGAATTGAACCCGGCATCCACGCCGATCTTCTGGATCTTGAGCCGCCCTCCGTAGAAGCTGGTAAAGTCCTCATCGAGCAAGGCCGCGAGTTTCGACCACACCTCCGGTTGCGCCGTGTCGCCTTCGAGCACGCGGTAATCGACCGACCAGGATTGTTTCTCCCGGCCCCATCCCACGATCTCGACCTCGATGCGCCGGTTCTGCACGTCGGCACCGGCGGTCAGGAGCAAAGCGCCCTCGGGAACCTGCCCGACGGGATAGTCTTCGCGCTGCGAGAACAGCCGATCCGCATCCGGCACCTCGGCGGCATCGGCCCACGGCAAGCCCAAGATGGTGTTCCAGAACACTTGCAGCTTGATGGTGTCTGTACCGCATTCTTCGTACTTGCGGGCCACTTCGGACCACGAGAGCCAGCCCACCGGCGAGTACAAGCTCGACAGATGGAAGCCGCGCACGCGCCCGCTAGAAGCCCCAGGCCGGTTGGGACGCCATTCGCCGCGAGGCAGCATCCAGTTCTTGGAGTGATTCAGGATTTCGCCCCGGCAGGATTCGCACTCATACCACGCCGTGTCGGGATTGCCGCGATCCCATCGCAAGTTCTCGAACACGAGCACCTGCATGTGCAGGCACACGGGACACGGCAAGAAGAACTGGCATTGATCGCTCGCCTCGTAGAAGCGTTCGATGCGCGAACGGCCCGTCACTACCGGCGTGGACGCGATGTAGATCTTGCGCCGGGCGTAGTTGGTCGTTCGCGCTATCGCCAGAGCGCACGGCTCGCCCTCTCCGTCGGCGTCGCCGATGTAGCCGTCGCACTCATCAAGGAACAGATACCGCGCCGACATCGAGCGCAGACCCTTGGCCGAGTTCGCGCCGGTCATCACCAGGATGCCGCCGGGAAATTCCTTCGAGAGAATCGTGTTGCCCGAGTCCCGCGATCTGGACTCCCGCACCAACCGCTGAAGCGAGGGGCACTCCTCGATCAGCGGCCCGATGCGCTGCTTCGAGTTGCGCTTGCTCATCTCGACGGTGGGCTGCACCGCCAGCATGGGGCCGGGCGCTTTGTCGATGATGTAGCCGATCCAGTTGTTGCCCATCTCGGTTGCGCCGATCTGAGCGCCCTTCATGAACACCACGGTTTCGCAGCGGTTGGAGGGCGAGAGGCAATCCATCGGCTCCTTCAAATACGGCGTCCTGGCAGTGCGCCATAAGCCCGGTTCCGGCGAGCTGCGTGAGGTCAGGACTCGAAACTGATCGGCCCATTCGCTCACCAGCAACGCCGGATCGGGCCGCGACCCCCGCGCCATTGCTCCCGCAACGACAGAGCGCACGGCAGGGCCGCGAACGGGGGTTGCAGGTGTCATTGCGGGCTGCCTT